TTCCAGGGGGAGCGCTGTCCCGTCGTTGATGTCAGCGGCCTCCTTGAGGTCGGCGCGGTCTTCTTCGTTGGGTTCTTCTTCGGGCACGGTGGCCAGCTTGGCCAGGAAATCCTCTTTGTTCATTGTTTTCCTCCTATTCCTTTGGACTTAGTACTTGATATTGGTCCGGGTGTTGATGGTAGAGACGATGATGAGATTCCCGTCCTGGTCGATGGAGAACAGGATGCGATAGTGTTGGATCTTGAAGCGGTAGAGATTTTTGTAGCCTTTCAAGCGGACGATGTCGCCCTCCAGATTCTTTAGTTTATCCAGGGCGCGGTAGAGTTTATTCCTGGTTTTCTGATCTACAGAGGCCAGATACTTGATCGGTTGCTTTTCCAATTTGATCTCCAGATACACGCACCTTCCTTCTTTGTTCTGTAAAAATAGTACCATATATAGTACCAAAAGTCAAGAAAAATTATGGAGGGACCCGGATGAGACGAAAACAGTGGATTCTGAGCGTGCTGGCCGACGTGCTCTTTGCCCTGGGCCTGGCGGCGGTGGCGATTGGGATCGCCATGTCGGGCAGCATCCCTTTGGCGGTGTGCGTGGGCGGGGCGGAGACAGCGGTGTGCGCTGCCCTGTTCCGGGCCGGGCAGACGAGAGCAGAGGACGGTGATGGCACATGATCCTGGACGGACTGTTCCGCCGGCCGCGGGAGCGGCGAGCGGATCCCGTGAACGTGACCACGCTGGAGAGCGTGGGGATGCAGAACATCGTGATGGGCGGGGAGACGGCTGCCATGAAGCTGGCGGCGGTGAACCGATGCCTGGAGGTGATCTCCGACTCCGTGGGGAAGATGCCGTCTTACGGCATGATCACCAGCACCCGGGAACGGGTGTTCCCTCCGGTGTTGGATCTGCTGAACCTGCGGCCCAACGAGGCTATGACCCCCTTCATCCGCCGGAAGATGCTGGAGCTGAACCGGCTGATCCGGGGGTTTGCGGTGGAGTGGATCCTCCGGGACCCCATCACCATGGAGCCGGTGGAGCTGATCCCCGTGCCGTCGGAGCTGGTGAACTTTTGGCAGGACACGGCGGGCCACGTGTGGTACGACATCACCCACCCCTACAACGGGGCGGTGATGCGGCTGGCCTCCACGGATGTGCTCCACTACAAGGGCTATACCCGGGACGGGCTGCACAGCCTCTCGGTGCTGCAGCGGGCCTCTCAGGTGATCGGGGCGGGGCTGGATGCCCAGGCCTACCAGGGGCGCTACTACTCCAGCGGCGGGCAACCCTCCGGGGTTTTGTCCACGGAGGCGGACCTGGGCGGCTATGTCAAGGACAAGGCGGGGAAGCCCACGGACGTGACCCGGAAAGATGCGCTGCGGCGGGAGTGGGACCGGATCCACAGCGGCCCGGACAACGCCTACCGGGTGGCCATCCTGGACCACGGGCTGACCTACACCCCCCTGTCCGCCACCATGGCGGACGCCAAGTTCGTGGAGAACCATGACATCACGGTGATCGACATCTGCAACTTCTTCGGGGTGCCGGCCTACAAGGTGAACGCCGGGAAGCAGAGTTACAGCTCCAACGAGCAGAACGCCATTGAGTACGTCACGGGGACCCTGCACCCCATCATCACCCAGTATGAGCAGGAGCAGACCTGGTCCCTGCTGCTGCCGGCCCAGCGCCGGCAGGGGATGGAACTGCACATGAACATGATGGTGGAGCTCCGGGGCGACTTCGCCAGCCGGGGCAACTGGTACCGGACGATGACGGACATCGGGGTATACAGTGTGAACGATGTCCGCGCCCATGAGGACCTCCCGGATGTGCCGGGAGGCGACGCCCGGAAGGCAAAGCTGGATTCCGTCCCCCTGGAGGACTGGAAGGAACTGAGTACGCAAAAGAACGGAGGCGGTGGCCAAAATGCGGAAACAACTTAACGGACACGTGGTGAAGGACGAGGACCTGTGGCTGTACAGCTTCTTCGACCTGCCGGCATTCTCCCCCCAGATGGTGCGGGATGCCCTGGAGGAGCTGCCGGAGGGGGAGGACCTGATCCTGGAGATCAACTCCGGCGGGGGCTCGGTGTATGCCGGGTTTGAGATGTACACCGTGCTGATGGGCTCCCCGCGGCACACGGTGGCAGAGGTGCAGTCCCTGGCAGCCTCCGCGGCCTCCGTGTTGATGCTGGGGTGCCGGGAGGTGGTGGCCTCCCCGGTGGCCCAGGTGATGATCCATCTGCCGATGGTGTCCACCGACGGGGACCGGTACGACCACCTGAAGAGCATCGACGTGCTGGACACCACCACGGAGAGCATCCTCAACGCCTATGCGATGAAGTGCGGGGCCCGGACCACCCGGGATGAGCTGAAACGGATGATGCGCACCTCCACCTGGCTCACCGCCCCGGAGGCCAAGGACTTTGGCCTGGTGGATCACATCCTGGGGGAGGAGCTCATCGACCCCAACACCATCCTGAACTGCGCCGGGGGCGTGAGCCATGGGATCCGGTCCATGGGGGCCCAGCCCATGCCCTCCCCGGCGGCGCTGCGGGCGGAGTACGACCGCCTGGTGGAGGCCGGAAAGGCCCCTGCGAGAGGCCCAAAGGTATCCGAGGCCGCGCCGGAGGAGACGCCCCCGGACAACAAGGAGAGCAAGTTCCAGGCTGCCGTGGCACGCCTTGCACTTGAAAAAATGCGATTCTGAAAGGAGCACCAGACATGAGAGACACCACCAGACAGAAGTATCTGGACGCCATGAACCGCCGCGGCGACCTGATCCAGCAGGCGGACGCTGCCTTCTCCGAGGGCAACGTGGAGCGGGGCATTGACCTGACCAACCAGGCCGCTGCCATCAACCCTGAGATCGAGGGATACCGCGCCCTGATGGCCCAGGAGGAGAAGTTCGCCGGGGTGAGCGCCCCCGCCATGGACCGGGAGGCCCGGGACCTGGCAGAGGAGCGGGCCGAGGCCCTGCGCAGCGGCGGCCGGGTGACCTTCTCCGCCCGGGAGGTGGCGGACGCCCTGGGGCTGAACCTGCGGGATTCCACCACCCTGGCCACCGGCACCCTGCTGAAGCCCGACCGGATCGGGACCACCATCCACGAGAACGTGAGCCCCGTCTCTTCCATCATCGACCAGGTGTATGTGCAGGACTTCACCGGCTGCCAGAGCATCCAGGAGCCCCTCCTGCTGGAGGACATGGAGGCCCAGGGTGCCGATGTGGCCACCGCCGCCGGCACCGCCCGCACCGCCAGCGACCCCACCTTCGGGGCAGTGAAGATCACCCCCTATGAGGTGAGCGTCACCAGCTTCGTGGACCGGAACCTTTCCCGGCTGACCCCCGTGTCCTATGAGGAGAAGATCCGCTCCATCGCCATGCGGGCCCTGCGGCGGAAGGTATCCGCCATGATCTACAACGGCGACGGCCAGGCCTCCAACAACGACATGTACGGCATCAAGACCGCCGTGGACGTCTCTGGCAACAAGCTGTACAAGACCGTGAGCGTCACCGCCATCGCCGCCGGCATCCTGGAGGACATCGTGTTTGCCTACGGATACGACGAAGAGATCGGCGGCAACGCCCGGCTGTTCCTCAACAAGGCGGACCTGGCGGCCATCGGCAAGCTGCGGGACGGCGACAACCACGCCCTGTACAAGATCATCCCCGACCCCGGCAACGCCAACACCGGCCGGATCACCGACGGCGGCCTCATCGTGCCCTACACCATCGGCTCGGCCCTGACCGCCCTGAGCGGCTCCACTGCCGGCTCCGCTGACATCCAGACCATGCTGTATGGCGACCCCATGAACTACGAACTGGGCCTGTTCGGCCCCTACTCCATCCGCATTGACGAGAGCGTAAAGGCGGTGGAACGGATGAACACCATCCTGGGGGATGTGATGGTGGGCGGCAACCTGATCGCCAAGGACGGGTTCTGCATCGCCACCCTGGCCAAGAGCGGCGGCTGAGCCCATGGCGGTCGACCTGGAGGCCGTAAAAATCTACTGCCGGATTGACGGGGACGGGGAGGACGA